TTACATCCCTACTAAACTCATTGCTTTCTTTAAAATGTCTGGATTACTAGAAATCCAACTCATTAATTTTTGAGTTAATTCTGGATTATCCATAACATATTTCATTAATTGACCTTTAGCATCAGGGTTTTTCGTGATAAAATCTGTAACCTTAGCTTGTGTTTCTGGGTTAGATTTTAAATATTCTGTAGCTTGTCTTCTAAGAGGTGAATCCTTATCTACTAAAGCTTCTTTTACTTTAGTTTGTGCTTCAGGATTATTCATAAAATAAGACTTCATTTGGTCTGCACTCATATCTGACACAGCTGTTGTAGCTGCATCTGCTGCTGTTGATTTTGAAGAATTACAGCTAAAGAATGTTGTGCAACATAATGCAATAGCAATTACTAATACTGATTTTTTCATGGTTTTAAATTTAATGGTTAATATTTTTTGATAAAAATACTACTTATTTGTTAAATTATTCCAAAATTAATAACTTATAATCGGGAAATCAAATTGTACACGTTTTGAAATCAAATTGTACAAAGATTTTAACAAATGTACATAAATTACCACCGTTAAAACAGCCATTAAATGCCTTTTAAACGGTGGTTAAACACTCTAAACTTACTTAAATAACATAATATCGGTGTAGCTACTATTGTAATTAACACTGGTATTAACCTCCAATTTGGTAGCATGAGCAAACGGATTAGTAGTTAATGTTCTGTTACCAACCCACTCACAAAGCTCTATAATTGAAGACTTATTTGAAGTAAAATAGAAGTATCTATGTCCTTCTAAAACACTCAGGACATCTAAGTAGTCCGTTAAGTTCCAATAATTCTTATACGTTACCGACGTTGTTTGTAAATAAGGTGGATCAATTAAAAACACAACCTTATCGCTATCCTTGTACTGTTCAAACAACACTTTATAATCTAAGCTCACAATATCCAATCCGTTTAAATATCCCTCAGCTTTATAATCGCTCATTCTAATGCAATTATACAGAGTGCTTTTTACTAAATCCTCATAATTAAGCACGTACTTCATACTAAACAATAAAGATGAAGACAACGTAATATAATCTACATAGTTATATTGGTCTTCATGTCTTTTTATCGCTTTTAAGACGTTTTCTCTGGTTACACCAGTAATACGCTTATCCTTTGGCCATTCGCTTATTAGCATGCGTAGTTTCTCTAATAAGTTATTGGTCTCAGGTATCGCATTAATACGCTTACGATAATTATCGAAGTCATTATAGACAACTGTAGCATTTGGATAGTGTTGTTTTGCTGTATGTGCTAGCAAACCACTCCCACCAAATAAATCGACATATATTCCGTCTGGGGGATAGTTATGCAAAGCATCCTTAAAAGATTTAATAAATTTCCGTTTCTGACCCATAAACGGCAAAGGCGCAGTGTTGTACACTTTTTTACTCATTTTACTATTCGTTTTTTGATTAATGATTGATTGATGTTTACTATATTTGTGCCTCTCACAACCCAAAACAATAAAGCCCAAAGACTCTGAAAGACATATTGTCCTCCAGTAGCCTTTGGGCTTGTGTTTTAAAGGTTGTGAGAGATTTTTAAACGCTGGGGGACTTTTATATAATCCCACCTTAATAATCGTTGATTAATCGATTATTGTATAGTTTTTTTCGAGGGCTTCCCTCGTTTGTTTCATATCTTTTTGTGCTTGTGTAGTGGTTTTACAAACGCCTTTAATGTTTGCTTTAGGCGTTGTACCGTCTTCTAATATTTCTAAATAAAACACATAAGAACTTCCTTTTTCTAGAGATTTTGCGCTTACGTTGTAATTAGAATGCATTCCTGCACTTATTATGGCGCGATCACTTATAATATCTGTTACGATGGCAATTTTCTTGTAAAGGGTTTGCTTTTGTGCAAAGCTTGAAACGCTTACCATTAAAGCGATTATTAATAGTGTTTTTTTCATATTTAAGATTGTAAAAGATTTATATTCTCGTATTGGTGTACTTTGGTTCTGGCACGTAACACACCGCTGTACATGGCATTATAACAGTGGTTTTTATCTATATAGTCTAGTAGTTTAACCATTAACACTCCAAAGCGGTTTAAGGCGTTTAATTCTGCATTCCAACCCAATACTTCGCTTATAGTATCGTCTTTGTCTCCAAAGGCGTAACGCAAATCTTTTTGCACCAGAAACAACCAATTAAAGAAGCCTCCAAATACAGCATTACCTAACTGGTCGTAACTTGCTGCTATTTGTATAAAGAATAACGAGGTGCCAGATAAAATATCTCTTACTTTACGTTTTTCTTGCGAAATACTAGAGACAACCTTCCAGAGAAATGCCAACGGTGTTATTATTATAAATAACACCAAGCTTACAACTATTAATACAAGGCCTAATAGCACTTTACCAATGTTTATTACTGCTTCTTTCATTTACGCTTCTGTTACTAGTTCCTGTTCGTGTATAATTTCCCAGTCTGAAGCTGTAAGGGGTGTTAGCATATTATTCTCATCTACTTTACTGTAGTTTTCGTCTGCCACTATTTTAATTAGTGTGGCATCTGTTAGCACTTCTGTAAGTTGAGTACTAAAGCTTTCCGACACTAACACATCTGTATTAGCAGCTGTAAACAAAGCATCCATATTGGCTTTTAAAAGCGTAAGGCGTTTAACGTGTTGGCGGCCTGCAATACCGTCTTTTACAGGTAACGGCATAAGATTATAAAGCGGTGCCCCTACACTTGGGGTGGCATTTTCCTGTTGTTCGTAATAGCCTACAAGTACCACACTTGTATTGCCTAAAAACTTAAACTCTTCTAGTTTTACAACCGCGATACCACGCTTATTAATTTGTGCATCTAACAGCACTGTTGATGTTGTTCGTATTTGTTTCATTTTCTTAAATTATTATAGTGTTGACACATAATCCCCGTTGTCGTCGTAAAATTCTACAGTATAACCTCTTGAGTCTTTTAAATACTGTAAATCCTCGTCAGCTAAACCTCCGTTGCTAGTAGCTAAGAACTCATGTACTTTTATCGTTCTATTTCCTGATGCATTAGTAAACATAGTGTCGTCTCCTACTGTTGGTCCTGCTTGTTTTAATTTTTTAGCTGTTAAGTTGGTATTGAAATCATAAAATGTAAGATTTCCACTTAGTATAGCTTCTAATGAAGGCATTTCCCAATTTACCAATAATGGAGTGTTTCTAATGCTTTGTCCTCCTCGCCACGTAACGCAATTATTCATTACAAGTGAAGTGAGATTGCTCATATTTCTAAAAGTCCCTCCAGAGTTGAAGTTAATAACCCCGTTAAATGTTAATTGAGATACCCCACAATTATAAAAAGCATTAGAACCAAAACCAACAACTAAATCACTGTCATTATAAAAAGTAAGGTTTTGGTCGTTTTGGAATGCGTAACTAGCTATGCTGTACGAAGGAGCTAAAACCTTAAATTTAATTCTATCGGAGTCAATGGATAGATTTACTATCCTAGCAGCCTTAACCCCTATTTTCTCCCCTACTAAGGCTCTAGATGTCAAAATATTCTGAACCCCTCCTAATTCGGTATTAAAATCTAATGGATTATCTACATATCCAATATAGTTTACTTCCCAATTTCCTGTAGAATATAGAACTCCTAAAGGGTAGCCGTTATTAGCCGTCATAGCTTCTATCGGAACATATATATCACAATCAGGGTTTACCCCTACAAACGCATTTGTCTCTGAAGATGGGTCTGTTAGAGCAGGCATTTTAATCTCTATCAAATTAGGTGTGCTTTGCAAAAACCCGTACCCTATATACGTTAAACCTACAGCTTCAAAATACTGTAGATTAGCACACCCTCCAAATATGTTAGAAGATATCCCTTTCTTAAGTCTGCCTTCTAAGCATTTAAAATATGTTAAATTTAAATTATCTCGGAAGGACTGAGTTCCCGTTATCTCGTAATCAATATCAATATAAGCTTCTACATCACTTCCTATTATTTTGAAGTAAGGTATGTTTGATGCGTTTATTCCTAGTTTACTTGCTAAAACCAACTTATCTGGTACGTCTGTAGAGACTCCTCCTATAAATGTGTTTGGCTCATAATACGGGTTACTAATACCATTAATATATTTTTGCTGTATCAAACTCATAGTATTATTATACTTCCCATTCGCCAGAGGCGTAAAAGGTGTCGTTGGTTAATTTCTTTTCTACCATACCACGGTAACCGTTACTTAACAATGTACCATTAGGAGCTAGCAACATTGCACCACCACCATCGGTTAAAATGTTTAATTGCCCTGTTCCAATGGTTATAAAGAAACATACAAAGCCGTCGCGTAATACGCCTGTTGGAATAGTAATATTCCGTACCACCGTACCATTTATAAAAAAGGTTTGGCGAAAATGGGCATCGGTAAGGGTAAGGTCTCCAGTAGCATCTGTAACCTCTAATTGTTTGTTTAAACTGTTATCGGCTACTTGTGCTTTTTCTTCAGTAGTAAAGTCTTCTGTACTCAAGCCTTTGCCTTCTATTTTATCTACCTTATTTGAAATATCGATATCGTCTCCAGATACTAGATTTTCTAATTTATCCTTTTCAGCCTGAGAAAAGCTTCTTTCACTCAATCCATAACCGTTAACCTTATCAACTTTTTGGTCTAAATAAGTGTCTAGATTCTGAATATCTGTAGTGGGAATTTTATCGTCTTTATGCCGAAAAGAATCCCAAGTTGCCCAAAACTGCGCCTGTGTAGGTTTTAACCCTGTTTTAAACCAGTTTTTTATTGTTGTAAGTGCTGTAGCCATATTAGTTTTCTATATAAATTATGTATGCTAAAGTGTAGTATGGTGGTCGGTTTTCGTGAGATTGGCCGCTTCCTGCGTTGTTTGTTTTTGTAACTTCTCGCGCATATATGTTCCCATCGTGAGATAGTTTATCGCCTGCGTTAATACCTCCAGATTCGTTACTATAAACGGTATTAGTAAGATCGTGATCGTGAGCAGGAAGTTCGGCTTCGGTTAACGTATGCTTCTTTTCTCCTCCCGTTTTCCCTATGGTGTTATAATCGTAATCTGAAGAATCGTAACCAACAATAAACCGTCCTTTTAAGTTTGGTGTACCATTGGTTCCGTCGCATAATTGCCAACCACTTGGAATTTGAGTTACAGAACCGCTGTATAGTTGTGGGTTTGTTCCTGCAGGTAGAATACGAGATTTTAGATTTCTAAGGGTATCTACTTTTACAAAATCGCTCCACGGTATAGCACCTGTTCCTGTTCCAAATCCAACCCAACGCTCAAAAATCACATCTTTTACATCTCCATTTTCAAAGATTTTTTGTGTTGCCGTTTCATATATTTTTACAGAAATTAAAGGTGTACCTCCTTTAAAAACAAAAGCTTCTCCGTTAAGGTAAACAATACCGTCGGTAACATTTGCCCCTACAAGCTCGCAGCCTTTTAAAATGGTTTTATCGCCTGCCATTTCTCCAAGCCCTCCCAATAGTGCTAAACTACTTTGTAGTGCATCTAAAATGTTTGTGCTTAGTCCGAAACCGCCCGTTTGGTTAAAGTTTAAATGATTCATATTTAAATGGTAATTATTTTATAGTTTTTGCCTGCTAGTTTGTAAAAATCAATCAGCCCAATAACTTCATATTGTTGTAAATTCATTATTTCTAGAGGTACGTACACCGTAAAATCGGCTGCAGAACCTACAAGTTCATTTTCATTATACAGCCACGTTTTATTTGCGCCTAAACCTATTTCGGTTTCTGTATAAATGTAATTGGGTCGATCTTCGCCTTCAGTATAAATATAGAAGGCAGCATGGACATCGCCATCGTTTATAAAAATGCGTCGCTGTTCTGCATCAAACCGATCGTTAAGTGCGCCACGCATACTGCATACCTGCCAACTGTGTTCTAATTTGTAAATGTTTGCTAAACGGTATTGACGCCAATTGTAATGCAGATTTACTAACGGACTTATCAAGGCATGTAAATACGCTATTACTCGAGGTTGCCGAATGTTAATCGGCAATACCAGAATGGCTAATCGTTTATAATTAATACTATACCACATAGGTTATGTTATCGAAATTATTGACTTTAAAATATCCTGATGTTGGAATGGTTTTTACATCTACTGGCACAGGATCTCCGTAATCGTCTAGTTGGGGATCTATCCAAGCACTTTCAATATTTACAATATGTGCTATTTTTACTCCATTAACCAATTGCAGTTTGTCTACAAAGCTTTGCACTATAAACTCACCATCGAAAGGGAGTTCTTTCATGTATTCCTTAATAGCATCTTCTACAGGATAGTTACCGTTTAGAATACTCATACCTGTATCACTAAGTACCAAGGGGTCTCTATAAATACGTAGGTCTAAATACAAAATATCTGGTTCGTAATTAATAATAGTAACTTTTACACCTGCAGGTTTTATTTCAGCGATGTAAGCATCGAATGCACTACGTTGTTCTAGAGTAATAGGAGAAAGCTCTTCGCTAGTTTCGCCTGCAATTTTTAGTATAACACGGCTGTCTACTTCACTTTCGTTAACAGCAGCATACTTAATTATTTTTGATGTTTCAATTTGCTCTTCGGTTGCGTTGTCATTATCAAAATTATCGGTGTCGGTTATTAAATCGAAACCATACTGGTATTTTAACGCCATAAATCTATACCACGGTAATCGGGCGTTTTTCTGATTTAAAATTTGAGTATCTACCTCGGTAGCATGTAAATCGAACAACAGCTCGTGGGTATGAATTGCCACAGCTATGACATAAGCAAACAAACGATAAATGGATACTTGACTAGTACTGGTTAAGTTTGCTAAGTTCACATCACCTAGAATGTTATTTAGAATTTCTGTATGTATTACGGATATTGTACGTGCCATATTATCGAACTATAAAATCGTTTTCAATTGCCATATAACCTATACCTTCAAACTCTGTAGGGTCTGTGTCTCCACCGCCTTCGGTATCTGTAGTTTCAAGATTTGTAGATGTTGCTGGTTTTAGTTGTTTGTGTTTATAATAATTTTGTATGCTTGGTTCTGAAGCTTCGAGACCAGGAATCTGCAATACCGTTCCAGTAGATATAACCGAGGATATACTCAAGCCATTTGCAACTGCTAGATCAAGCATTTCGTTAATACTGCCATACTCTTGTATGGCGATATCTAACAAACTCTGATTATATTTTACTCGTATTTCCAATTACTTTTCGTGTGCTAATTTATATTCCTCGAATTCCTTTAGTAGCTCATTATAGCTTTTTTGCAAACGGCTATATTTAGTTTGCCATCTACGTTCTACCTGTTGTATTTTTTGACGCCATTGTTCATCTATCTCACCCTGTCTTTTTTTTAGAAGCTCCATATCTCCACGCATTTTATCTAAGCTAGCATCGCTATCTGCAACCATATCTTTATAAATACCTTGAATTTTAGAGGTTAAATCGGCATCGTCTTGTTTAAAGCCTTGGATACGTTTTTTACGTTCAAATAACCATGCACCCAAACCTCCTATACCTAGTATGATTTCACTTATATATGGTTTTAAAACTTCTATCATAATGTGTTACTTTTTAATGTTATGTAGTTTTTTATGTCTTCGTAATTTTTACCGTCACGCTGCAAATGCAACTTCACTTTTGTCTGCAGCTCATTATTATCTACACTGCTATTAATAAACTTTAAAAGGTTTGCACCCAGTAAAGGATCTTCTTTAAGCTCGCCTTGATTCATTCTTAAAATAATACCGACTTCTTGAGTTAAACTATCTCCTATTTTAAAATCGCCATTTTCAATAAGCAAATCGTCGGTATCATCTAATAATATATCTTGTTCCATTACACTTGAATTGTAGTTGTTACACTCGCGCCATTAGAAGCGGTTCCTGTTGTTAATCTACCAATTGTGAATTCTGCAACTCCAGCTGCTATTTCATCAGCCAAATGTTGCCTAGCCTCTTCAATGTTAACATCTGGATTATCACTATTTAATTCCATAGCTGCTTTAATTTTTGCAGATAACTGTGCTTGTGTAATTGGCATAATTATTATTCTATTAAAATGGTGTTTAAACGTTCTTTAATCGCGGTCATTTCTAGAATATTAATGGTATTACCGTAAATGACTTTTATTTTATTAATCTCATCTATCATGTCGTTTAAAACATCTTTTAGAGATTCGTTATTCTGTTTTATTATAAACCCAGTTTCTTTAACTGTTAACTGTGTTTGGTTGGCTGTAATAACCGTTTCTTCAAGGTCTGTACAAGCCATTAAAAACGTTGCAGCCTCTTGGTTTAAAATTGTACCTACAAGACAACGTGCGCCTTTTTTTGGCTTCCTAAAACAATCTCCAACACCTAATAACACATCATGAAACTCGAGGTTATCTGCAGTTCCTTTGGCAACCATTGTTTTGTCTTCCCAGTTTACTGAAATGGCCTCAGCCCAATGGGTTTGTATTTTGGTGTTTTTATTAAAAGTCTTAGTAATAAGATTCCCAAACTCTTGTATTTCCTGTCCGTTTTTTTTCATAACACACTACCTCCTAAAGTGATTACTTGACGTATTTTAGACCTATCGAATGTTTTTTTAACAGACTCTATATAATAAATCCCTTGGCGGTCTTCGTATAAATTACTCTCGAGCTTGACTCTTAATCCGTGACTTACCGATGGTATACCAAAGGCTGTAAAACTCCCATCGAAACCGCCACGTTTTTTAGTTTCGTAATCTTTCTGCAGAAGCTTTTTTACTTCAGCTTCTACTTCAATATTGTAATAAGTTAATTGGTAGGTATCACCACCATCATCGCCAATTTCAACTTCTATTTTTTTACCGTCTTTTAATACCGACACGCCTTTTATTTTTAAAATCACGTCTTCAGCATTTCTATAATTTAGATCGTTACTAACAGCATTGCGTTCTAAATGGAAATTCACGGTGTCCTGGTTAGTATCGTCACTATAATATTTACCACAAACAAGCTGTTTGCCTTTCATATAACTAAACAAGTTATACGGTGCATTTTGCAACTTATCTAAAACAGCTGCTACGTTTGTTTGAGCAAAACGAACACCGCCTAATTCTACACCTTCTAGAGCATCAACATTATATCCTGGTGCAATGGTTTCTAATAGTTTTTTAAGCGTAACTGTTTTAAAACTTACATTAACAGGTAACTGTTTTAGTTTCCACATTTCATCTTCGCAAGTAATCTCTATTGGTATGTTTGCCGATACCTGAGTTACGTAACCTTCAAATTCGGTATTGTATGTCCCGTTATAACCAAAAGCAATCATTACTGGAGCACCACGTCTAAACACTTCTCGAACCTTATTTTTATCAAAGAACTTTACGTTTCTAGGTAAACGAATAATAGCCTTATCCGTTAGTAACTTAAAACTAGATTCAACTTCTACAGAGGACACCTTATCTAGTATAATCTCACGCCTTCCATTAAATTCTGGAAACGTTATTTTTATATTCATCGCTAGTGTCATAAAACCAATTCTAAGGGTTCGTCACTACTTGCGGTAATCTCAAACGGGATTACATTTTCTTTGCCTTGAGCCTGTTTAAAATCAACATCCTCTAGAGTAATTCTATAAATACTTTTATCAATAAACAGTTCGCCTAATACCTCTATACTATCGGCCAAGCCTTCCCAAGGCAATAAACTCAAATGCTGTTCATAAGCCGATTGATTTGGTGTATCTAGACACAAGCCTCTAATACGTATCTGCCAATCGTCGAAACCGTATATTTCCTTTACAGTACCGTTACTTCCTAATACTTGAGTTTTAGTAATGTTCTTGGCACGTCTAAAATCAACCATTGTAGCAGGTGGCAATTCAAAATCGTTTAATTGCTTTTGTGCCAATACTGCAGTCGATTTATAATATTGGTACGATCCACCTTTAAACTTCATCGGAAACATAATAGGCGTACCCATCCAACTCATTTTCTTTGCGGCCTCGTAAGTTTTTACAGGAATCGACTGGTAGTTTACCAAACCATTATTAGGCGCTTGGTTATCTACCTTATAAGTAATAGGTATTACACCAAATGCGGCGTTAAACAATTGCGATATGTCGGGTCTATATGTACTCATTATAAAGAGATAAGCGAATCGCGTAAACGATCGTTAATTTTTCCTGTTACGGCATCGGCTATTTTATCGATGTCGTTGCGCCAATTACCATCTATATTGAAATAGTTTTTAATGTCTAAGTTCATGGTAACGGTTTTGCCTGCACCTTTACCAATACCGTTTAAACTGCTTGAGCTTCCAGAACCGCCAGAACCACTAGTTCCTGTTGGAGCTGTTTTACCATCTAGTAAATTTGTGAAATTGCCTAAACTAGAAGTCGAAGTTGAAGCACTTTGTTTTTCAGTATCTTCTACAAGGCTTAAAGAACCGCCTGCTTTTTTAAATGCAAGACCAGATTCTAAGGCAACTTTGGCAGCTTCTTGATAACCATCTACAATAGACTTTTTTCGAGCTTCAGTATCGGCGTTTATTTGGTTTAACATGCTTTGGTTTTCGGCTGTATCCCCAATCCCCATTGCAAGTTTAAACTTATACCAACCTTCTTTAATTTGGTTTATACCAAGCATTAAGCCGTTAGTCATGGTATTAAAATCGGCTTGAATTTTTAGTACAAAGGCACTAAATAATAATTTTGCACCTGTCCAAGTATGTTCCCACGCTTCGCCCCAACCTGTAACATTCGTACTTAGCCAAATTATTCCTGCAGTTAAGGCAGCAACGCCTACAATTACCAATCCTATTGGGTTTGCTGTTAAAGCAGCATTCCATAACCATTGTGCAGCCGTTCCTATTTTTGTTGCTGCTGTTTGTATCCAAGTTACCTTGCTTAATGTAGACATTAAAGGAATCATGGACGCGATACCTGTAACTACTGGAGACAATTCCACGACTGAGGACGCTATACTTCCAAAGGTAGAACTGAACGACGTTTTTAAGTCGGCTAACCAACCACGAATACCGCCATTAGCTTGTTTTATAGATGGAATATTATTTATATCTAAATCGATACTTCCTAAACCTTCAATCCAACCAAGCCCAGCGTCTTCGCCTGCCCCCTTAAAAATATCGGCTAAAACCAGTTGTTTGGCTTGAGTAGTTGCACCTTCCATAGATTTACTAATCATTTGCACGGCTTCAAAAGAGGTTTTACCTGCTAAATCTTCAGCAGCCAAACCAATACCTTTTAAAGCATCTATTTGTGGTTGTCCTAATTCACGTAAAGACAAATCGGCTTCTTTAATAGAGTCGATGGCTTTGTCGCTAAAAATCCCATCTTTACCTGCCTGAGCCATTAATGCGATAGCTTGAGATTGCGATAAACCGAGTTGCTCTATAAAGGTTGGGTATTCTTTAAGTTGATCTATAAAATCACCATTAATGTTTGCACCTTTTTCAAATCCTGCTTCAATAAGCGCAAAGTTCTCTTCGTAACTACCACCAATTTGTTTAGTCATAGCATTAGCAGCTTTGGCAATTTCGTCTGGACTTTCTTTAAATACAGCACCAAGTTTATACGCTTTAGCTGTTAAATTGTCTAAGTCATCGCCTGAAGCTCCAGAGAACCGTTCAATGTTTGTTTTTAAATCTTCAATTTCTGTAGTAAACCGTAAACCATCAATAGCCTTGTTAACCAATTCAACAGTTTGATTTGCTACAACAACAGCAGCACCCCAGTTGGCTTTCAGTTTTTCCGAATCGGGACCTTTTTCAATATCCTCAAGCTCGTGTTGTACTTCAACTAATTGCTCTTTATAACGTCTAACTTTAGTTTCAGCCTGTTTTACATCAAAGTCTATTTGTTTTCTCGTTAACGGATCTACAGTATCGCCTAAACTTGCTAAATGATCTTTTAGGGATTTAATGTGAGTCTCTTCCTTTTTTATTTCAGAACTTAGATCGTTAAAACTTTGAATGGCTTGGTTTGCAGTAGATCGTGTAGTATCGTCCATATCGTCTAAAGCAGCTGTAACATTGCGTAATGTTTTATCTACAGCCTTGGTACTTTTATCTACACCACGCATGGGTGCAGACACCTTGTCCATAAGCTCTAAAATCCATTGTGTTGTTGTACTACTACCTGACATATTATTTACTAAATACCTGACCTAATATTTCGGCCATTGCTTTTTTTGTTGCTAGTTCAGTTACTTTAAAGAGATTCTTATATTCAATCGCTTTTACATAGGCATATTCCTGATAGTGTTTTGCCCATTCTTTATTAGAGAGCGTTTCAGGATCTAATTTGTAATGGCTACGTAAAAGCGCATTGATTTTAGATATTTGTTGATGATCGTCTTCGGGTGCTTCGACCTCTAATTGGAAGAGGTCTAACGCTTTTTTACCGTTGCCTTGGCTTGCTGTTTAAGCATGTTTAGTTGCGCTAAAACTTCAATATATACTTCGCCATCTTTTTCGAGAGCTTCCATATCTCCACCTAAAACACAATTAGAAATTAATACCTTATTGGTAGCAGATACATTTTTAACAGCAGCATGTTTACCCATTGCCTCCAGTACCTGACGGTCTGGTTTACGAATTACAAAATTGACGGTTTCCCCATCTGAAGTTTCAATGGATAAATCTGAAATGCGTTTTTTTCCAAATTTTGCTTCCCACTGCAAATTCATGTCTTGTGTGATATCTGTGTATTTTTGATACTCTTGACTCATCCTTTTATATTACGTTCCACTCAATGTGCGAAACAATTAAATCTACTTTTATAGAGATTGTACCATCGTTGTTTTTTACCTCGACACCGTCGGTCATAAATTCCGCATTTCTAATACGGTCTTTTAGGATAGATCCGTCTTTACCTTCGTACTGTACGTTTACATCAAAAGGTAATATATCTTGTAATCTAGATCCTGGTGGTAAAGCTGCTTTAATAGCATTAATCTCTTCTTTGTATAAAGTAATGGAAGCTTGAGCTTCATAATTACCTTCGCCACGACCAACAGGATATTTCCCTGCACCGTAGGCATTTTCTTTTTTTGTTTCATCGGTATAACTTAATTCGGTTATACCTTCAACATCTCGAGATAACAAGTTTAGTGTAATGTTATTCCAACCAGACATCTGGCCAAACTTGTTTATAATAGTTGTAGAGGTTGTACTCATAATTATAATTTATCGGTTAATCCTAAATCTACTTCAAACTCAAACACAATAGCGTCTACAACAATATGCCCTGTTACTTTTAGCGGTGTGTCTTCGCTTAAAGTTTGTTTTGGGTTTATGTAAAACTCAAAACCACTTATTTCGTTATTGGTAATCATAACCTCCATAGCCTTATTAAGGCGTGAATTCCAATCGGAAATGGTTGTAGATTTTATATAACCAGTTAGAGCATCTTTTTTTACAATACCACGTACACGGGGAATTAAGGTTTCTCTAATAATTCGCACGGCTTTATTCCATACACGATTGTTTTCTATATAAGCGTAATCGTCTGCTTTTTCCACACAAGTAGGCGCACTGTTAAAAAATACACCACCATATCCGCTAAAGCTTCCTGCATAGATGTAGCCTGAATTAGTTAAGGCTTTTTGGTCGGCATATGATAAGGTCTCGAACGTATTCCCGTCTGATAAGTTTGAGGCTTCCCAACGGCTTGTACCATCTATAGTAAGCGGATAATCTTCGCGCCCTCTAAACCCTATAGGTTTGTTTAAAATATCTACAGAACCTAGGTTTTCGTTTACCTGTCTAACAGCTAACATGCCTAAAACAGAACCAATAGCAGCGTATTTAGTATAAGCAGCATCAATAGTCGCAACAGCTGGATCTTGAGCAATACTTACCGAAACGTTTGGTGCATTTTTAGCACGTAGGTCTGGGTAATTCGCAACGGGTGTTATTGCAGCAGCTTCACCACGCCCTTCTAATAATACATTGTCTATATATCTAAATTCTTCACGAAAATTATCTACAAACAATTGCACAGCTTCAACCTCTTCGTCAATTTCTGGAACGGCGGTTGTAGTGTTCATTATACCAATTACTTTAGCCTCTGGTACAGATCTTACCGCTGTAATAAATGCTTCAACAGCAACAACCCCTGATGGCGATAAAGTTTCGGCAACTGGAATTAAATGCAATACACCATCTGGACAATACGTAAAGAAATCTTTAATTTCATTGTAAACCAGGACACTTTCATTAGCATCGAAAGCAGCATCAATACCTAATGCTACAGCATCCTCATGCTGCAACAATTTTACAGGTTCGTAAAGTGTTACGGTTGTACCTGTAATAGGCATACACGCAGCCAATATAAAAATATTGTCTTCGTTGGGGTTGCTACGCCCTAAACCACCGTTTAACTTGTTAATATTTACACCTCTAAAACTCATTATTTATCTGCTTTTAATTCGTCTATTCGTGCGTCGTAGGCAGCTAAAACAGTTGTTCTGTTTTTACCTTCAGTTTCCTGTACAATAGCAGCTTCTACAGCTTCTATAGTTTCAATGTCTTTAGCGTTTGCAATTAAGTCTTCAGCTTTCAATGTCTTTCCTGTTTTAGTTTCTGTAGATTCTAAAACAGCATCGTTCTCAACTTCTATTACTTTGCCTTTAGCACCTGCGTGTAAATTGGCGCGGTTTTGATCTAAAAAGAATTGACCGTCTGTAGTAGCAAATAGTTTGTCTGCATCTGGATAACTTTTAAAAACACCTTGTGCTTTTTTCTGTAAGTCGGCTTTACTGTATGTTTTTTTCATGATACTATTATGATTTAATAAATGTTTTACCGAGGCTAAAAATGATAATGAGTAAAAGCACAACTCCTAAAGAAGCTAAAGCTTTCATATACCAAGGCGACTCGGTTTCTGTTATGGTTTGCGTTGTGTCTAAAGTCTCTAATTGACGAATAAGAGTCTCGATAATTGTTTCTTGAGTTTGTATAATTTTTATGTATTCGTCTACAAAACAATTTACCTCCAGTTGGTCTCCAACTTTTCTTATAGTTGATTTTAAGCGACCGTTAGGTGTTTGATTTTGAATAGGTGTTTCTGATAAGTCTTTTAATGGTACTGTAACCAATAAATACTCTGAAGGCAATCTTATAGTATCGACCTTTGGAGTGACTGTGATTTTTTTTATGGAATCGTAACGTATGGTTTTTACTATGTCCTCCGTTGGGCGTTTCGTACCCCCACAGCCACACGCCAAGGTCAATAATAAGAAAAGGCTAATACAAAATTTCATAGTTAAAGGTTCTTATACTCTAATGAAGCGTTATAAGATGGGCAGGCTTTAGACCACTCAAAAGACTCTATTGTTCCATTGCCGTTTAGGTCTTTAGACAAATCGCGATGCCCAACAATTTTGGCTTTAGGATACTTACGTCTTAAGCGTTTTAGTAACGCCAATAGGGCTGTTTTTTGTTGTGGTGTTCTGGTGTCTTCTGGTTTATTCATTCGGTTTAAACCACCAATGTAGCATACCCCAATACTGCTTTTGTTGTAATCCTTTACATGGGCTCCAATTTGCTCTTCTGGACGGCCTGTCTCTTCGCTACCATCTATATTAACTACATAATGATAACCAATACCTTTCCAACCGCGTTCTTTATGCCAACGGTCAATATCTTTAGCCGTAAAGGCTTTTCCTGCTTGAGTGGCAGAGCAATGCACAACTATGTATTTAATATCTCTCATTAAAGGAGTTTTAAAAGCAGGCTTCAGCGTTGTAAGCCTGCTAATTTGGTTTGTAATAGATTAAGCTTTACCAGAGATAATAGCTGCACTACCTTCAATACCGTAGGCTACTATAATATGATACACTTGGAAACCAACTGTGTTTTCTCTGTTTTCTGGATCTAGTTCTGCTGGTCTCGCAAAACGTGTTACTGTTCCTGCAGCTTTAGCTGTAGAACCTTTATGGAATACTACAGAAGATTTACGTCCAATAGTTACAGAACCGTAAGCTAACTTAGCTAATGTGGTATCGTCGTATTCTGGAGTTGTAGAATCTTCATAGATTTTAAATCCATAGTAACGCCCACTAATTACACCCTCTGTTTGGTTGTGGTATTGCGTATAGAATTTTCTATCCTCTTCTAATAAATCAGACACGTGATCGTCGCATAAGATTAAGATTCTACCTTTTTTATTAATACCCTTTTTGTTCATCTTAGCTTGTAAAGTTCTCAAGTCTTTAGTGGTTAACTTTAAACGTCCAGTTCCGTCATTTTCTCCAGTTGTTTCTAAAACAAATTGATTTTCGGCCTCATCGTTTTCTTGAGGTGCTAATCCCCAAATACCGTACTCCATAGTTTCATCTTCTAGAGTTTCGCGGTGCTGCATTTGTACATCACTTGTTTTTTCGTATGGTAATGCGTAAAGTTCATCTTTAGTAACGATGGTGTTTTCTGTGTCAAACTTGTTTAAAGACACCACTACGTGGCTATCGTCTCTACCATTCTTTACAATTGGGTAATTGGTATTGTTTATTAATACTGCAGGTGCTGCACCACGTTTAGGAATTTTAATGGTGTCGTTGTTTACCCAACTTTGTTTAGATCTAATTTCAGACGCCCACGTGTGTTCGTGGCGTAACTGCTTAATCATTTCCTTTTCTGCTAATTGATTTTTAACAGGTAAGGCTACTGTGGTTACAGCAAAAGATACAGCACCGCCAGACGATCCTGTAAAAGCGTGACCAACTACAGTCACTAAAAGAATAGCAACGATTGCTAATACAAATTTTGAAATATTTTTCATGGTTTAAATAGGTTTTAAATGATGTTTAATTAGGTTAATAATCCTCGATTTTGAACGTATATATTTATAGGTAATTGGGGTTTATTGTTTACTGAAGTAAGCCGCTTCTAAGGCTTCAGCTTCTTTTGGTTTTTCTGCTTTTAATTTTTCGTAGGCTTCAGGATCATTATCTAAATAATCTTCTAAAGTCCAATTGGCTTTAACAGATGCACTACCTGTAGTACTTTCTTCTCCTTTAAGCTGTGCGCTTAATTTTTCTTTAGAAGGCATTGCAGCAATAACCTTTTCGGTTGCATCAAAATTAGCTTTAGCCAAATCAGTATAATGTGGAGCTTCATCTGCAGAAAACTTCTTTTCAGAAATCCCTTTATTTACTAAGGCTTCTACTTTTGTATTGGCTTCAGTTTCGGCCTTGTCTTTATCGGCTTCTGCTTGAGAGCGTTGTTTTAAAGCGTCAACTTTCATAGCGCGCTTAGCTGCCTCGATTTGTTCATCGGTAGCATTGGAATCAAGCCCTAAAAAGGCAATCAATTCATCTTTATCCATAATATTAGTTTTAGATTTATGTTCGGTTTTCCCTTGAGTTTCGGATTGTACTTCTGGAATTATAGGCGCACCACAGGCAACTAAAGACATCACATCGGTATCTGTAAAGGCTTCTACTTCGCCTTCAATAGCATCAACAAAACCTTCTTTAAGCAGTTCATCTGCATTCATCCAGTAGTCACCAGAATCCCATAAGGCTTTAATTTGTTTTACCGTTTTTCCTGTTTTATTAGCATAGGCTTTAGCATAATCTTCTGTAATGTTTTCACCCAATTTTAAAGTACTTCTCACTTCCTTAACATTACCCTTTACACTTAAAATAGGCATATGTATCATACCTTGAGTATTGGCTTTTACAGTGGTGTGGTAATGCGATGTTAGATAAGTAAATGCAGATGCCATTAAAGCATGTACTTTAATTTGTACGGTATCGTATTTGTCAAAAAGAGCTTTCATGTCGTTAGTGGCAAATACAGAACCACCTTCACTGCTACCTTCTATAATTGCATCTTTTACACCAGCGGCTATAGAGTTTTCTACCTCGCGTCTTAAAATACTTTCCTGGTCTGCACTCCAAGACCAAATGCGACCAACTATATTAAAGTAAGCCACATTGTTATTAACAGCCGCTTCTATGCTGCCAACTTGTTTCTTGCCTTCTGTAAAGGCTATAATTTTATTCCATTTCACAAGGCAAAAATGCAGCAGATTAGACCCTCAAAAAAATTGGCATTCTGATTCGGTAACTTTTGAGTACCGATTCGGTAAGATTTGGTTACCGATTCAGAATAAGAAATTTAATAAGCCATGCCACTGTTAGATATTTGCCCTGTAATACGAATGTAAAATGGCAAAAGATAAAGAGCGCGGCATTGCTAGAATTTGGTATGTAGACCAAGGCAAAACAGCTAAAGAGATTGCAAGTAAATTAAAACTAACAGAGCTTACTGTTGGGGCTTGGGTAAAAAAATACGGATGGAAAGAGGAGCGTAATGCTCGAGAAAACTCTGTAGACAAACGTGTCGATAACATTAAAAGTGTGATTGATGATATTACAGAAGATCGCAGTTCTGCTCGTATTCGATTAAACGAGTTAAAGGCTGAATTAAAAGAAGCTCTTAAAGCCAAAGATGAAGACGAAATTCAGCTAAACAAAGACATGATTTCCGACATAAAAAAGGAAATTGTTGGTTACGATGATGCCATAAGCAAATGGAACAAAACCTTAGAAAACTTCGATAAGGAAAACAAAGTTTCATTGTCTAGTTACTTGTATGTTATGGACGAAATTTTTAAGGATCTGCAAAGTTACGATCGTAGTATTTACATGACAACTCTAGACTTTCAAGAACAACACATTAACAAAGTAAGCATACAAATAGGATGATAAAAAAATTATTAAGCCTGCTTTGGAATGGAGCAGAACCAAGACAATATTTTATAGAAGTTGGTGTCTATTTTCTAAAAAAAGGAGTTGGCTATGAGGTTGGCCAAATTATAAGAGAAAAGAAAATTAACCATATAAAAGGCAAAAGCTTAAAGGTTTGGGTGGTTAAAGATATTACGTATAGTTTACGACATAATAAGGTTGATAGTGTACTTGAAACGCAATTAATTAACGAGAATAACAAATACAGGCTGGATTGAAAAGGGACGATAAATTAGCATTAGAACGCTATAAAAAGCGGTTAGAATTTGCGCGAAGTGCAGGCGAAGTCAATCCTTTTGAGACTACACAGGAACAAAAGAATAGGATTGCACGTTGTAAATCGTCTTACGAATCTATGTGTACCGAATACTTTCCTCACTATGCAACTTCAAAACCTGCAGCCAGTCATTTAGAATCGGCAAACTACATACTAAAGCACAAAACAGGTAAAAAGTTTGACGAGATGCCTCGTGGTTTTGGTAAATCTGTTATGGACAATGTGCTTATTCCAATATGGCTTTGGATGAATGACCAAGCTCATTATATGGTTGTTGTAACAGTAAGTAAAGACCGTGCTTCAGAATTGCTAGAAGACATACGAGCTGAGTTTGAAGGTAATCCCAAAATTATACATGATTTTGGTGAGCAATACAATATTGGACAATGGGAAAAAGGGTTCTTTATTACTAAAAGTGGGTTTGTTGGTAAGGCTCTTGGTGCAGGTCAATCTGTAAGAGGATTACGTGTAAAAAGTAGACGTCCAGATTACATAGTGGTCGATGATTTAGAGACTAAAGAAACGATTAAAAACCCAAAACGACAAGATGATTTAGTAAAGTGGATTGAGCGTGACCTTATCCCGACTATGGATGGGGATATACGTCGTTTTACTTATGCAAATAACCGTTTTGCTCCTGTAATGATTCAAACTAAATTACAGGAACGCCATCCAAAATGGAAAGTGATTCACGTTAAAGCTTACGACCCTATAACCTATAAACCTACATGGCCTGAGAAATACTCAGACACGTATTACAAGGAGTTGGAATCTGAAATTGGAACATTAGCGTGTCAAGCTGAATATTTACAAATACCCCATGTAGAAGGTGCTATCTTTAAACAAGAACACATACAGTGGTCGCCATTACCAAAGCTTAATCAATATAAAATAATTGTTGGAACTTGGGATGTTGCATATTCTGGGAAGTCTACAGGAGATTATAATGCTATAGCTGTACAAGGCTTATGGAATAAAAATTTTTATGTTATAGACACTTTTGTAAAGCAATGTAAAATGCGCGATGCTGTTGCCTACATGTGCGATTTTCAAAAGCGATTACCAAAAACTGTTATTGTGCATTGGCGTTTTGAAGCTCAGTTCTGGAACGACGAAGTAGAACGTATTATTAAAGAAACCGAAACCGCTTTTGGTATTAAACTAAACATTGTAAAGTTTACTGTGCCTAAAGTTAAAAAGTACGACCGTGTGTTAACCCTGCATCCGTATTACCAAAATAGTCGCATTTTCTACAACGAAAATTTAAAAAGCCACAACGATACTCAAGTAGGTATTGCGCAATTACTAGGTATAGAACCCAACTATAAAACGCACGACGATTTTCCAGATACACACCAACAAGGAATCGCATTTTTAGAACCTTACAACCAACCTAATACAGGGCTTAATTACCACCAAGGCAAAATGCGCCCTAAAAACGAACGGATATGATTTATATTACTCAAGACGATTTAAAAACCGAGAGTTTCGAGCGGTTTATTACCGAAAGCACAAGCGACTTTCCTACGGTAATAGACAAAGCCGAAGAGAAAAGCATTGGCATTGCCAAAACTCTTTTAAAAGGGCGTTATGATGTGGTTCTTATTTTCGATGAAACAACTCCTGTACGTGATGAATTTTTAGTTGAAATTATTACAAAACTTACCACTTGTAAAATATTTGGACGTAATGCAGCTAGAAAACTACCTACCGACCTAAAAGACGATTACGATTGGGCAATGAAACAACTCGAGAAAATAAACGCAGGACGTTTGGTGTTAGATCTTCCATTAATAACCTCCAGTTCTGGGGCTCCAACCAGCGACACCATTTGGGGCAATAACACCAACAAAAACTTTTACATCTAATGAAAATACCACCTTTTTTATACAACCCCATTGCTAAGTATGTATTACGTAATACAGACGAACGTGTGTTACGTGTTGTAGCCGAAACAAAATCGGGTAACAAACGTATATCAGATCTAACAACAAAAGAATCTATTAGTATGCAGGCTCAAACCCTCGAACAATGGAAAATGGCATTGTTGTTAGCTAGTGATCCTGAAGAACCAAGTCGTGCAGAATTAGACAAACTGTATAAAAATTTACGTTTAGACAATCATTTGGTGTCTCAGTTTGAAAATCGTACAGAACCAGTACAAGGCTCAGATTTTAAATTTGTAGATGCAAACGGTAAAGAAAACGAAGATGCTAAATCCCTATTTGAGGCGCAATGGTTTATCGAGTTTGTTGGTATTTGTATGAGTTCTAAATGGGAAGGCACTAAAGTAATAGAACTTTACGATCTGGACGACAATATGTTTTTAAAAGACGTGGTAGAAATACCATTAAGTCACATTGTACCTAGTAAAGGTTTAATTTTAAAAGAGGCAGGAGGCACAGAAGGTTGGAACTATAAAGAAGGTGTTTATGCAGATATGTATATTCAAGTAGGCAAAGATAATTTCTTAGGGATGTTAGCCCAACTAGCTCCAATTGTGCTTGCTAAAAAACTGGGGGTTGGGAGTTGGTTAGATTATATAGAAAAATATGGTGTGCCTTCCATTTTCGCGATTACCGATCGTGAAGACCAGGAACGTTTAGACCAATTGTATGAAGCTTTATTAAATTTCAAGTCCAACAACTTTATGGTTGGGCGAGGACAAGAGAAATTCGAGATTGGTAAAGACACAGGAACAGACGCCTATAATACTTTCGATAGACTTATTGAGCGTGCAAATAGTGAAATGAGCAAACGTATTGTTGGTGCTACAGGTACGAGCGACGAAAAGAGTCACGTAGGAGCAGCACAAGTACATGCCGATATTTTAGGCACCAAGCATAAGCTAGACAAGTTCTTTATAAAAGTTATAATTAACAATCAACTTATACCAAGACTGGTTAAGTTATCGCCTGCTTATGCATCTTTAGCTCATTTAAAATTTGAATGGGACGACACCGAAAGTTTAACCTTAAAAGAACTTTTACAAGCCATTAAAGATTTAAGTAGTTTTTACGAATTCGATATTAAAGAACTAGAAAACCGTACAGGGCTACCAATTACTGGCATTAAACAAACTTCAACTGAACCTCCTACAGTTCCAGTTCCAGACCCAGAGCCAGAGCCAGAACCAACGACTAAAAAAAAAAGCCTAAAGTAAATGCTATAGCACAAATAGAGGCGTATTATGCAGCACCTAAATGTAGTCATGTATTACCCGATCCAGTAGCAGTAAATTTAAATCCGTGGAATAAGGTAATAAACAGAATTGCAAAAGAGCTACATACAGGTAAACTTAAACCGTCGGATTTAGACCAGGAACTTGTACAAAAAACATACGACACTCTAAATGGTGGTGTCGCTGAAGGTTATGGTGCACGTTACCACCAATACAGCGAGCAAAACAGTGCTACAGTACAACGTTTACAACAAAATCTTTACCAGTTTTCTGCGGCTAAAACCTACCAGCAATTAGCAGAATACAATAGCTTTTTAACCGATGAAAACGGCAAAGAACGATCGTTTAACGATTTTAAAAAACTGGTATTAGACAAACACCCGAAGTACAATAAAAACTACCTGCAGGCAGAATACCAAACGGCAAAAGCGTCTGGACAAATGGCGGCTAAATGGCAGGGGTTTCAGCGTAACAAAACACGATATCCGTATTTAAAATATAAAACTGTTGGAGACGAACACGTACGCGACGACCATGCAGGTTTAGACGGTTTTATTGCTCATATAGATGATCCTATTTGGGATAGAATATACCCACCAAACGATTGGAGATGCCGTTGTTATGTAGTGCAAACTAACCAAGCTCCAGAAGACGATGCCGTACCAGACTTAAAGTTTATGAAACCTGCCTTTAGTGTAAATGTTGGTAAAACAGGCGTGGTGTTTAACGATCAAGCACACCCGTATTTTATAATCCCGAAAAAAGACGAAAAACGCATGCAAGTCGCTTTTGAAAGTATGAAGTTGCGTTTGGCCTATGGTAAAGCAAAATACACTTCGCCAACGGGCAGCAAAATATTTGTACACCCGTTTGCAGATCCAGTAGACTTGTACGACAATTACTCGAATGCGGTTTTAATTTCAAATACGCTTAAACTCAATGTAAAATTAAGACCTCATATTGATGGTGCCGTGTTACTGAATACGAAAAATCCCGAGTATCTAATTAATAATAAAACTGGTGAGCGCAAAGCTCCAGAAGGACTAAACTTTAGAAACGTGTTACGTAAAGCGGTTAAACAAGGTAGCGAGGTTGTTGTTATTGATTTAGTTGATAATCCAAACCCTTATAAAAATGTGAAAGCCGTATTAACACAGCAATTAAGCAGACAAGATAGATTTCCATCAATCAAGGAAATTATTTTAATATCTAAAGACCGTAAAACAATAGAAAGCATTAAACGAAGTGCCGTAAAATAACAAAAGCAACCCGAAGGCTGCTTTGGTGTGAATGCACATTCTTGATGTTACTCGCGAACTTCGTCACATTACAAAGATACAAAAAAATGAATACCATAAACCAAATGCCCGATTTTATGGCTATGGCCGAACAACTAAAGCTCGACCTCCAGAGTGATGCCGAAATTATGGGTACAGATTTTATTCATAACAATTTTTATAAAGAAGGATGGCACGGATCAAGTTTTGAAGCTTGGGAGCAAAAAAAACAAAGTAACAGTTATCAATTACTTCGTGTAACAAACTATTTATTTAACTCTATCCAAGTAGCCTCTAGTACTACTGAGCGTGTAATATGGGAAGCCGATGCACCATATGCACAAATACACAATGAAGGTGGGGTTTTAAATATACCAATAACAGAACGCTCAAGAAAATTCTTTTGGTTTATGTTTAAAGCAACTGGAGAGGAAAAATGGAAATGGATGGCACTAACAAAAAATGAACGTTTTACTGTAAAAATAGATAAACGACAATTTATGGGAGACTCCGAGATCTTTACTTCAGATTGGGAAGCCCATGCAATAAACGAAATTATAACACGATTTAAACACCTTTAAAATACCATTAAAATGCAAGACTGGAAATCACTTTATAAAGAACACGCAACCTTATTAACAGATAAAGCAACTGCGGTTCGGTGGATAGATTTATGGCATAACCAAGTCAATTTTTTAACCACGGAACATCCATTCCCAACACCTGCAGTATTTTTAAGTTATAGAACATTAAGCACTGTAGACGTTAGTAATAAGGTGCAAAATGTACGTGTACAAGTAGATGTGTACTTGTATTACGAAACATTTGCAGACACATATAGAGATTCATTTAACCAGGATAGTGCGTTAAATTTTATAGACCTTATGGATACGATAAACGCAGCCTTTCATGGTTCTGAAGGCGAAAACTACAGCAGCATGCGTAGATTAGGTTTTGCTCCTGTAGATACAGGTAATGCAGGCAATTTATACAGAATAAGTTATGAGTGCACTTTAATGGATTATTCTGCTGTGAAAGCTTACGACGATCACGAAATTAAAGATTTGGCAATTGAGCAAAACGATACACCTTACGATGTATCTTAACACAAAAAAACCTCACTAAAATTAGTGAGGTTTTTTACAACGTTCAAAATTGTATGGTGTTCTTAACACTTTAGAGTGCTAATATAGTCTTTTTTATCAAACTTCTGAATGACTGCCTTTTGTTAGGTATTCTAATTTAGCAGAGATATAATGTGCTAATTTATAATTTTTGTCGTCTACAGCTCGTTTTAAATCGGCTTCTAAATCGGTAATTGCAATAGGTTCTAAATAAGTATTTGGTCTTAATTTTTCAAGTTCTATTTCTGTTTCATTAAGTTCTACAGTTAAAAAACTATCATCTACGTTAAACTTAAATGGTATAAGTCCTAAATAGAATTGAATATCTATCTCCTCGTTGTCGTAATCTGAAGCAAAAGCTTTTAAAGATGTCCAATGTTGCTTACCATTAAAAGTTTCGATAGTACCTTTCTCTGTACAGAAAAAAGAAAAGGCATGTAAGCCATTATTCGTAATGTCACTACCTAAATCTATAAATTGTTTCATAATTAAACGCGTTGAAAAATAATGTCTTCTATGGTTTTAACTTCTCGAAAAAAAGCACTTGCAAGTTTATGACGAATCCACTCGTCTGAAAACTTTTGCACACCGTATTCTTTTACATTGGTTAGGCGTTCGTGTTCCTTGCGTATGGTGTCGTAAAATTGGTTGGTTGTGTTTTTGGCGGCCATTACACAAATTAAATATAAACCCTCCAATTTACCAAAAGCAGTTTTTATTAGTTGACCGCGTATTTTAAACCAGTCTCATATTTTTGTTTGGATTCCAAAAGCATATTTTTTTGAGACGGATCAAAATTTTCTATAGGCATAAACGAATTGGCTTGAGCAAACAATGCATTAGCTTTTGCTAAAATAGGATCTACTAATGTCTGATCTACTTGATACACTTGATATGCAGCTTCAAAATAATGATCGGCTAATAGATATAAAGCTGAAGCTTTAGCCTTATTACATTTGGCTTCTGGATTAGTTGTACACAGTTTTTCTATCTGTTTAAGTCCTGTTCGTAAATCTTCAGTAGAAGATTGTGGTTGTATGTATTGTTTAAAAACATCGGTTAAGCTTTGCGAGTGCAATGAAGCTGTAAACAATAAAACGGCTATTATTAAGAGTTGTCTCATGAGTTTAATTTTTCTAAAAATAACAAAGCCTACTATAAAATAGCAAGCTTTGTAAAAATATTGGTTGTAATAAAGGTTTTAGCCTGTAAAGTGTAAGTTTCAATTCATGTAAATGAGTTGTCCTTTTATGTAATACTCCTTTGTTTTACATTTAAATTTAATTTAAAAATATATTATTATGTTAAACATTAGTTTTATTCAAACAGACACAGAAAAAGAGTTATTCAAATTTAAATTGAAAGCTGTTCCTAGACGCAAAGAGTTTATTATTTATGATGATTTACAATACATAGTAGATTATGTATTCTATAGTCCAGGACAATTAATTAGGGTATTAATTAGTCCTACAGATACTTCATTTTTTAAAACGGAAACATCTAAGAGAATTCCTTTTTCGGATCCTATTGTGGTAGTCTAAAATTAAGCATGGATTTCATGTCTTAAACAATTTCAACAGTTAGTTTTAGGTTTGGAACTAATTTAAACTTATTAATTATGTTAGTATCTTATTACACTATTGAAAGTGGAGATTTGTTTATGTCTTGGGCTAGCAGCTTACCTAAATTGAACGAGGTTATACTGAGCAAAGACATGAAATACATTGTTAAAGATGTGAAATTTGGTTTTAATGTATATTACATTTTAGTAGAAAGAAAATACATTTAAACTAAAAATGGTAACGACTTTTTTGTCGTTACCATAGCTTTAAAAAAAAGGTATATACTTATCTACTTTAAATCGTTTTGAGGTTATCTAGCTTTTATTTGCTACTAAATAATTAACATTTGAAAATTAGTTTTACTAAATTGTCAACCATTTTTATCTTTCAATTTAAATTAAACTAATTTAACCTCTAATAAATGGAAAACAAATTAATAAATTTTCACATCTTCAGGTACCATCTTCTACCTCTAAATAAAAAAAATCAACAAGTTGAAATGTTCGAAAATTCAGACTTATCATTTGAAGAAATTAAAGAAAGAAAAAACGAATTTTTTGGAAATATTTTAAATGAACTAATTTCTTACAAGAATAAGAATCATCCATTAAAATTAGAACATCATGAAGGCACAAAATATATCTTCAAGATAGCAAATAAAAAGACTACTAAAATCACCCAAAACTTCAAAAATCAGATAATAGCCAATGAACCTTTCTCTTATGTTATTTTTGATAACGACCCAACAGTTCAAAAGATAGCAATAAGTGATAACAACGAAGCTTTCTCTTCACCGATTGTAGTTAAAAATAATTTAGGGAAAATTTTTAGAAAAGGACTTGAAAAATATGGTTTAAACATTGAAATAGAACAACTTTTTGACAAAAAAGGGTTCTGGGAGTATGTAAATGAACATAAAAAAGAAATTACTTATATTAATTTTCAGTTCATAAAACCTAATTTAGCAAATATATCTAGAAGTCTTCCAGAAGCTTTTAAAGATTTTGCAAATAAAACTAATAGCCACGATAGCCATATAACAATTAAGGCACCTGAAAAAGGTACTTTAGAAAATATTAGCCAAAAAAATCAAGATATTGCAGGATTAGTTGATTATACCTCCAATGGAGCTGGTAGTATTAAATTAAAAGTAAAGGGAGTAAGAACTCAATTAAAAACTGAGGACAATCCTAAAATAATACAGATGAGAGAAATAGATGAGGTCGAAATTGAAGGTTCTCCGGAAGCAGTAACTAAATTCTATAAAACATTAATGTAATTTGAAGTTAATAAAAAACATATCTTTTTATATAATAATTGGAATTCTAATTTGCACATTAGGCAATATGTTAGAGTCTAAATCTTTATTCAAGTATTTACAAGATAACATTATAGGATTACTTCTAACTCTTCTTGCAATAAATACTGCGACTCTTGGACTTATAGCATCAAAAATTCAAGATATTCTTATCCCGTATCCATCACTAGATTTTTCCGATGTGATTAAAGAGATGAAAATGTCTCTCTTAGAGCAGATTATTCTAATTATTGTAAGTATTGCCACTTTATTAGTTAAAGACAGCGCTATATTGGAATTTAAGTTAAAGGATTCTTTTTGTGAAGTAATTTTAGTTGCAGTACTAACTTATTCGATTTATATCTTATGGGACACAGGCAAGGCTGTGTTTATTACTATTGAAGAAATTCAAAATATGAACAAAAAAAAATAGGCTAGTAAGATACCAGCCTATTTTATACTACAATAACAAACGGTTAATACGTGTCCTAAACGATTCAGCATCTTCTAGAGAATAATTGTCTAGCCATTCAATTGCATTACTCATATTACGAGCATTTGACTTTATACTCACTGAAATTCCTTTAATATTTGTTCTTGTTAGCATATCGTAGACATCATTATCTACGCTATAATCTATAGTCAACAATACTTGTTCGTTATTTCTTAATTCAATTAGTTTTGCAAATCTTGTCATTTTAAAATGGGTTTAAATGTTTTTCAATACTATAAGTATTACTATTAATAGCAGTATTATTACTGGCAATGGGTTGGGGTCTGGATGGCGTCCTAAATATGGATCGTCTAACCATTCGCGATCATGCATATTCGTCTGTTTTATCGGTTACTTCAACATCTTCAAACGTATCGTCTATACCGTACATATCAGCCATGTCAATTAAACCTTCTATTTCGTGAAACAATTCATAATTGTCTCCACTGTAAACATCTTCTACGCCTAAATTTTTTAGTCGTTCAAATTGTTCCTCAGTAACTTCAATTTGTTGGTTGAAATACATTTTAATCGAGCCTTTTATTTTTATGGTTTTACTCATTTCTATTAGTGTTATTTCAAGATTTTGTTTACTCAATTATTGAAACGAATGATTTTACAATACACCGTTTTTCTCCCGATGGTTTATTTATATCTGATGCTAGTAAATACCAATCTCCTCTATCTACGACCTTAAAAGAAGCACCTTTCTTTCCAAAGCACCACACCCCGATGGGAGGTTCTTCTATAATTAGAACAATTAATGTTTTATCCTTACTCATTTTTATTAGTGTTAAAGGTTATATTTTAAATTATTAGCTATTAAGCTTATTCTGTTTTACAAACACCTCCACATTGTTTGCATATGTAAAGTGATTTGTCTTGTGTTTTGTGGGCTTGTATGGTTTTATAAGTGCCTGCATTACAGCAGGCACTTTTGTATTTGGTTTTCGTCATTTTAATGAATACTAGCGTGGTTATCTTCCCAGTAACGTTTAGATAAATATCTATGTGGGTTCGTTTTTGCGACACCTTTTCTAGCTAAATAATTATCGTAAGTTTTTATATAGGCAATGGCGTCTATCTTATCTTTTTTAGACATTTTGCTCCAGAACTTCTGAGTGTCTATTTTTTTTAGCTTATGGCCATAAGCATCCCAAAATGTGTCGAAAGTTAAATCGGGTTCTCCAATGGTAACTTTCATAAGGGTTTTTAGTTCCTTATTATTTATCCAAATAGTTTTCATTAAAGTTTCACTGGCTGGAAAATTAGAGTTATTAAATAACCATTTCATTTGGTTGCCTGTTAAGTCACCGTCTATAATTTTAAACGATCGTAAACGTCCGTTTAAATCGTATTTAAACTCCCATAAAAAGCCTTTAACAAGCCCTTGCACGGTATAGGTGGTATAAATCTCTGTCATTGTAATTTTTGGTCTAATACGTTAATTAAACTTTGTACGAGGTTTTTAGAATAGTCGCTACTGCAGGTATAAATAAGGTCGGTTGCAATGGCTTTTAAAGCCCAAGCTTCGTAATATTTTAAAGTGACACTTATTTTCTTTTTCTGGTCGAAAAGCGTCGCCTTCTTTTTTTGGGTTTTTACTTTTTTATCGAACTTATCTGCTAATTCAAACCCAATGCTTTTATGTACATTTTCTAGTGTTTTATTGCCATAACTTACTACATATACATATTGTAAAATGGCGTGGGTTGCTAACAGAGTATCGTTACTTAGTTTCAGTTCTATCTTCATCTTTATTGTATTGTTTTACAAAACGAAGCATTTGTTGTGGGGTTGGCTTTGATGTGCCGCCAACATTGTTTGGAGAAATAACTTCGTAAAAGAAATGGGTTAATAAATTAAGGTCACGGGTGTTTTGTTGGTTAAGCCTGTTTAATGTGGCTTCAGGTATTTTTCTAGCGGGTTTTAAAGGCATTCTGTACGTTCTTTTATTGGGGTTCCACAATCGTCGCAAATTGTTTGTATCGTTTCGCAGGTTACAGTAGAGTTTATTATAACATCTGTCTTTTCGCCTAGGTGTTTACAAAAGGACTCTGGGAGTTTTGGCCTAGATTCTGGTGCTAGATCTGTATAAAACTCGTTGTTGTAACTAAATGGGTCTAGATCGTCTAGACTGAAACGGTATTTTAATATAAATAGACCAAAAAGGGCTAAGCCTAAAAGAATAGCCCCTATGGCTAACACAAAATTTAGCATACTATTGTACTGGGGTTTGGTTAAAGTAAACAGGCTTTTTTTCTTCGAATTTTGCGGTTGATATCACTATAAAGGAGCGCGATTTACCATTTAATGGAGACATGAAATACTTATAGAGTCCTGGTTTATTTTTAACAGGTAATCTTCTCTCTACCATAACACCCGTAGCATTGCCTTTAGGATCGTTAATGGTTTTTGCGGTTTTACAGTTAAATGCTGTTAATACAGCAAGTAGTACAATTAATTTTTTCATAATTTTGATGTGAATTTTAAGAATTAAACTTGTTTTAAGGTTTATCCGCGTTATTGGCGTAACGCGGTTTTTTTTAATACGATTTTGAGATCATGCTTTCTAGAGCCGCAATAGTTTTAGAAACTTCTTGAGGTTGCATATCTAATAAAGGTTTCTTAACAGGAGCTTTAGTTTGAAGCCAACCACCAAAGGTGTTCATATTGGCGTAGTAACGCCCTTGAGTGTCATTATACCATTGCCAGCCTAATTGCATGCACAAGCTTAAAATATTAAGATGTGCACGCGAGTTTACGTTAAACAAACACCAACGGTTTTGTACTGCTGTACCACCAAGTTGTGATATAATTTGATTGGCTTGATAAAATGAAAGATCGTTAGTACTGCGTTTACTAGCATCTTTAGTTTGATGTTCTACTAGCTCAGCTTTAAAATCTTTATCGCCTTTAGTAAGTATTGCAATAATTTGTTTTTGTTTAGCGTCTGCTTTAATCATGACATTAGGCTTTTAATATACTTTTGAAAGGCTTTTTGTTCGGCTTGAGTAAGTTCTACTCGAGCGATCCAGTTGTTGTCGCTATCACGTTCTACAATTTTATTGTTTACAAATAGCTGGTCTTCGTTTAGTGGAGAAATAATAACAGACATACTATACAGAGAATCTAAAGCTTAATTTTTTGCTAATACCATCGACCTCTATAAACTTCCAACCACTTACATACATGCTGTTTTGAACGCGTATTTGAGCGTTAAAAATTATATCTAGACCATCGTCGAAACGCTCATCGTCAAACTCATCTCTTAATTTGCTTAACTCTATAATTTTACTTGGATTTAGCATTCCTGTTTTAGGGTTTTCTTTTAAAAAGATGTCGACCATCTTAGCTAGTTTCTTAGTTTTATCGTCTGCAGTTTCATCTAATAGTGATTTAATAAAATCTTTAATCTTTTTTACTCCAGAAGCTTCTGTACCATCAAAATTTATACTTACGTTATGGCCTATGGTAATACTTGCAGAACCATCTGATAAAGTAGAAGTATGGCTGTCTTGAGGTTCGTGTCCATACACTTCATTTTTTATAGATTTTACAGGAGCATAATCTTCAAAAAGTTTCTGAATAATAATTCCTGTTACATCATTATGGTGTATTAAACCATCTATATTGCGGTTTACAAAGTCGTATGTAAGCTCCTTATAGGCTTTGCGATCTTCTTTTATTTTTTGCTTTTCGGCTTTAGCGTCTTTAGCTAGTTGCTTCATTAATTCTGCTTTTTCTGAAGCTGTTAATTTTTTTAGGTCTAAGGTTTCTGTACTCATTTTACTATTTGAATTTGATGTTATTATTATGGGGTTTACGACTTCTATGTTTAAAATATTTTTACACATGGTCTTTGGGGTTAAATTTTTTCCAAAACAGCCCGTCTAAATATTCTAACTCTCGATCGCTGTTATATCTTAATTCTGGGCGTTGCCAGTTGTTATTAATAATGGTTTCACTTAGTTGCATAATGTGCGATGACGCTGTAGATACTATAGCTTCGTCTATTACATTTTTACTGTTGGTTACAATTTCACGGTGTAACCAATACCGACATGCAATAGATAAGTGTTGTATTATAGCATCGAACGCAAGGATATTAAGTAGGTGATTTGTGTATTGTGTTCTGGTCATGCTTTAATAGTTTTTAGACTTGGGTTTTGTTCCAGCTCTACGAGCTTATTAATAAAATGCTTAATGCGGTTTTCTAGGTTAATTCGTTTAGAGTTTGGTAATAATGGGTTATCTAGTTCTAGTTTTAGGGCTTTTACTTTATTATTAAGTCCAGTTAGGGTGTATGCTTGCATTCTTTTTTTAATGGCTTTAAATCGTTTTTAATCTTGTTAATTAATACAGATGGATAGAATCCTTCAATTGCTTCAGGGTAAGTAGACAGGAAATCTAAATAAACAATAGCGTCTTGAATCTTTGCGTCTAGATAAGGCTTGCAGTCGTTTTTAAAAGCCTTTTCTACAAGACCTAACCATTGTTGGCAATACCAGCTATACAGGGCTTTAGATGTTGTTAAGGCTTGTAATGGCACACCTAATTCTGAATACAAACTACACCACTTAAAAAAGCAGCTAAACCTGTAATCGTCATAAGACCTGTAGTCTATTTTTAAAATTTGAGTAATTAGCGGATTTGTTTCCATATTATAGTTTTAAATCGTCCCAGTATTTTTGTGCGCCTTTTTCCCAAATGGTGTAAGGCTTGGTTATTGTACCTCTAGAGGCGCGACTACGAGAAAAGGCTTTAAAACCCTCGACATCTAGTTTTATATCGGCATCGTATTCTATGCGTTTGGCTAAAGCTCCTACTGCATTTTTACCGTCTACATGGCTATTTATAATAAATACTATGTTGGGGTTTTCTGCTTGCATATCTTTATATTCCTGAAGGGTCATAAATGCATATTGTATGGAGTCTATAACAACAAACCTGATGCCTCTACTTTTTTGAAGACGTATTCTCATTTCATCAATAGGTTCGCGGTGTAGCAACTTTATTTTATTACGTGTTGCTTTGTCCAGATTGAGTTCTACAAAGGCATCTTGCATACTTTTACGTGCGCCCTCTTCAAGCGAGTTATAAATAACTTTACCATATTTGGTAAGCTCTTTTATAAGCTGAAGCATGAAGGTGGTTTTACCGTGTCCAGATTTTCCTTTTAAGAACCATGTGCCGTTAGCTTCTGGTCTTCCTATTAATTCTCTAAGTCGTCCTGTTAGAGGTATTTCAATGAACTTTTTCTTTAGTAATTCGTCAACTGAAACTGCTTTTTTCAATTTTTTCAATTGCAGTAGGTTTTAGGCAGTTTTTTTAAATTGCTTTTTTTGTTTGAGTTTATATTTTTCAATGTCACGACGTACACGTCTTAAATCGTCTTCGCAGTTTTGGTATATAAAATCTATTTCGTCGGGGGCGGTTATACCATTAGCGTTACATATTAAATCCACATCGTTATAACTAATAGGATCTAGCTTTATGAACTTTCTACCAATTCGGCTGTACAATTCTGCATAACCTATTTTGTTTCGGTTTACACCTTTATCTATTCTAATCTCCAAAGCTTCTACACCGCTAATAACAAAACCACAATGGCCATTTAGATCGTTATAGAAATCCATAAATAAATCAAGCTGTGGGTCTTTTAACTTGTCAAACTGATCTATAATTAATAGCGGATTGTTAAGTGATTTTAAATGCTTTATAAAGCGATTAATTAGTTCTTCTGTAGTACCTAAAGAATTTAATCCTGCACTTATAAGTAATTGACGGATATAAGATTTTTTAGTCCAGTAGTTTTTGCACTCCACGTAAATAACGTTTTCATGTATGCGTTCAAAATCAGTATAAGCATGAGTTTTACCCTTTCCTGCAGTATCACTAATAGCTATACTCACACTGGTATCTTTAGCCGTTTTTACTAAATCGTAAACAAGATTATAGTTTGATGTTTTGGCGGTAACCCAGTTAGGATCTATGCGTAAGGTGACTTGAATTTTACGCCACATAGCATCGCTAATTAATGCCCAGTTGTGGTTAATGATTTGACTAATTAAGGCCGTAGAAACGCCTGCTTGATTAGCGATTTGCTTCTGGCTTATCTTTCTTGATAAGCGTGTAAGCTCGTTGGCAATTTGTGATTTTTGTTCTTGATTCATTGACTTGAAAAAAATTGGTTCTACATTCTATCTATAAAAGATTCGGCTTCAACCTCGTTGCGCAACTGTTTTGGTAGTTTACCTCCGAATTTCATTTTTAACTCTTGATCGCTTATTAGTTTTTCTGGTGTAATACCAGTTTCGCGTTGTATTCTCTTAATTTTTGATTGGGCAGCCGCCTCTTCAATTTTACGTACTTCATAATCTTTAGCCCATTGTTCTTTATCGCCTTCTTGCATTAATACTGGTACTTGCTGTTGTTTGCGCACAGGTTGTGCATCGGCTACAAATTGTTTATCTCCATCTGGAAGTTTTAAGTACAGACTTACATAATTGTCTAACTGGTCTGGGTCGTACTTCACAAAGAATTTTTTGTTTACCCATTGCTCTCTAAACCTTAAATCGATATCGCCATTCACGTTGTAAACCTCGAAGTGGTATTTGGTTTTTGCTATTTCTACACGTAAACCATCAGCTCTGTAAGTAATTGGTTCTGGGGTATAGCACCAGAATAAATCTATCATATCTAGATAGTTTACAGGTTCGTGTAGTAACGGCTCTTGGTTATAAACTTGACTTCTTGTAAGACCTTCTTTTTTAAATTTTGGATGAGTAGAATTATTCCATTCATTAACACATAATTTCCATGCTTTTAAAAGTTCTTCTTTCTTAGGAAGTTTGTGTTTGTTCTCTAAAATAAAATCCATGTTGGGTTTATTCTTTTCAGTACGAACCGTAATAGATTGTTTGTCACTAAACCACCAACCGTTAATTACTTGCTGTTGTAGACGGTTAAAAATACCTTCTACAGGCGAGCTGTGTTCGTAAGCTGCATGCTTATAATGTAAACCGCCTTTTTTTGCTACCATCTTACCGTATAATTCTTGCATGCGAGTAGAGGTATGTCCTGACTGACCATCGTAAGTGAATAAGAATGGTCTAGACTGCGATTCTTGGAAAGCCATTTTAACTGCTGTAAAGTGATCTATATGGTTTTCAGTTTCACTAAAGCTCCAGCCTATTATTTTTTCGCTATAAACATCTACTACAGGGTCTATCTTAAATTTAGCAGCTGCACCAAGATCATTATCATAATAGTGCATCCAATCAATCTTAGAGCCATCAATCGCCCAATATGCATTAGGGAACCATTGTTCTTTATCTCTAACTAATTTGTGACCATATTTGTTTTTGTATTCGTTTAAATCACGAGAAACCAACCATACCTTTTCCTGTTCTGGTTCATACAGCCATTTGTAGATTGCCGATTCTGAAAGATCGCACCAGCCTCTTTTTTCGGCTTCTCGCATATAAAGCGTATGCAATACAGGTACAACAATTTTATTAGGCATAGAGTAGGTTGCAATTAACCATTTAGCATTTTCGCCTTTAATTTTTTGAGCAGCTTTGTTTCCTGCATTCTTATGTACAAGAAAGTCATAACCCTCATCTATATAGCCTTGTGCTTTTCTATCTAAGGCGCGAACGTTTGATGGTAAATTATGAGGATACTTTTTAGTTTGTGTGTTTGGGTAACATTCTGTTTTAAGATCATTAATAATACTAGACAACTTTTTCTTTAAAGCACCTTTTTTAGATTTTTTACGTTGTGCTTTTATTTTGATTTCATAATTATTAATTGTGGTGTTGTATAAGTTTAAAATTTCGGCTTCACAGATGTATTGAGCTTGCTTCTTGTCTGAAATACCACGACCATCTTCGTAGTTGTAGGTTTTAAAAAACACAATAGCATCGTCGTCTGTAGCTAATTGATTAGTGAAGGTTTCGCGATTGTCTTTTAAGTACGGATTACCAAACGTGCGAATAATTAAGTTCTTTAAGTCTTCAGGTATGGAGTCAAATTCTATTAAACCAGTTCTACCACGACCTTTAGTTCTTACTTTGTTTAGTTTACCACGTTGTACCCATTTCTGAAAATTATCATAGCTTAAAATAGATAGGCTATCATAAAAGACTTCTTGGTCTACACAAATGATGTTTAAATAATTCTCGTACATATTAATTCGAAACTTTTGTTAATCTATCTGATTGTATTTTTCAATTATTTCTCTAGCGGCTTGATGAATATTTTGAGCCTTTTCGTTTGTTGGCTCATTTTCTAATTTCAAAATCCTTGATACATAAGTTGATGTGCAATCAAATTTTTTAGCTAATGCAGATGCGTTCACCATTTTTATTTCTTCAGGGTTTAGTGCAATAAATTTTTTTGAGTACATTAGTTCAAATATTTGAACAAATATTACAAACAATTTTGAGAAAACCAAACTATTTTGAGAAATAACACAACTTTTTTTGAGAGAATGATGCAGTTAGCCAGTACTAAAGGCATCAAGAACGCCCAGAAGTTAAGCGAATACTTAGAGTATAAGTCCCCCGAAAAGCTTTATAGGCTTGAAAGAAACTCAGATGCAAAGCCTTCGTTTGCTATTTTACAAGATCTCTCAAAAAAGTTTGAGAATGCAGATCTTAATTATTTAATTACTGGAGAAATAAGCCATGTTCCGATAGTGTCAAAAAAAATGGAAGTAAATGAAGACAATCAACTTCCTAAACTGGTAACTGTAGACACGCAGGGAAATGAAAATATAGTAATGGTTCCTGTGTCTGCTCAAGCAGGTTATATTAATGGGTATGGTGATCAGGATTTTATTAGCACACTACCAACTTACAGGTTACCTAAGTTAAATAACGGTACATTTAGAATGTTTGAGGTAAAAGGTCATTCAATGTTTCCAACCTTACACTCAGGCTGTATTGTTGTTGGGGAGTGGGAAGAGGACTGGAGTAATATAAAAGATAATCAAATCTATATACTGGTAACAGATGAAGGAGTTGTTGTTAAACGTGTATTAAATCGTATTGAAAAATATGGTAATCTCTACTTAAAGAGTGATAACAGACTAGAGTACCCTTCTTACCCTATTAAAACAGAGGAAATAAAAGAAGTTTGGAAAGTAAGCTTAGCTATGGTATTTAATCTTTTAGACCCAGCAACTTTGGTTGATCGTGTTAATGATCTTGAAGCCGAATTAGCCATGATAAAAGAAAGATTATCCTAATAAAGCATATTGTACACTCAATTTTAATCTAAAAATCATCGTTTTTTACGGTAACCTACTAAAAAACATGTTTTTAGACTTGTTTTGTAATCTTTTTTTAATGCATTAACCCCCTAGCTTAAGCATTAAAACAAGTGTTTACAACATCTTTTAACTATTAATTAATGTTGTTAAGCAGTGTTTTTTATTGCGTTTTGTCCATCCTATTGTCCATCCTATTGTCCATCCTAATGAAAAACATATAAAATAAGGCGTTTTTTAGGACTCTAAACTAAGCTTGTATAATTGATATGGTATTAAACATTTAACGCCATTTAAACAATGCTTAAATGGCGTTAAATGATAGTTATACAAAGACTTAAGCTTTAAAATTAAAGTTCTAAGAAACTAATGATACTTTTTTATATTTATGATTATATTGCAATTATAGCAAAATGATAGTAATGTACAATTTGATTTTTTTAGCAGAAAGAACAAAAAACAGCCGAACCCCCCGTAAAATAAGACTTTTTTCGACCTTTTTTATATTAGTTACTTTGTACTATTTAATTTAATACCCCTAAACTGTTAAATTATTATTTTGTGATCATTTTTAAATACATCTGTTCAACCTTAGTTCTTGCCCAAGGTGTACGACGTAAAAATTTTAAACTCGATTTAATAGAAGGATTTTCTGTAAAGCAACGTATCTTTATATTATAGCCCATATATTCCCAGCCATAATGAGCTTCAAGATCAAGTAAAATTTGCTCTAGTTTAACTCCATGTAGGGGATTATTTGGTTGACTTTCCAT